GAACTTCGTGATCTTCCTCGTTCGATTCTCACTTTAAGAGACTCGGCAAGGCTGCTCACTGAGCTCGAGCGGTTGCTCGATCCTAAAGTTCTAAATAAGATTTGGTCCTATAGAAATTATGGACCTCGTCTAATTCAGAACCTATCCGGAGAGTATTTGTCATACTACTTCGGGTGGAAGCAACTGGTGAAGGATATCCACGATTTGTTGGTGAAACCGCAACAGATCAGTAAACAGATCGATTTTCTGATCAGGCGTGCGGGTAAACCAACAACTTATCGCTCGACACGAACTCTCCTGTCGGGTTATAATGGAGCCCCTCCGTTTCAGTATGACTGGTTTTATGGCGAATATATGGAAGCTGGAAAGAGTATTGAAACCAATTTGGTCCGTAAGGTCCAACTTGATATGGTTATCAATACGACATTCCAGTTTCCCGGCATAAACCAGCCTACCTTCCGCGCAGATTTATTCTACGAGAAGGCAGGTTTTACTCCCAGAATCACGGATTTATATAATTTAACTCCGTGGTCCTGGCTCCTTGATTGGTTTACGGGTATGGGTAACTACATCGAAATTATCGATGAAGTAAACCATGACCGTTCCCTGATCAATTGGGGTTTCTTGACCGGTAAATCTTCCGTTCAAGTTACGAGTAATATCCAACTGTCACGTTTGTCCTACTCAAGTAATAGTTTCGATGGTGTTGGGGTGACCACTGAAGTCAAACAGACTTCAAATCACTCCAGCGTTCTCGATCTACAGCTGCAATTTCGCAGAGACTTGGGTGGGATGTTGGATGTGCAACGAACTTCTGAGCCGGGTTCATTAAACCCATATCAGAAATCCATCCTCGGTGCGTTGATTGCTCAACGTACCAAGTTTACCAGGATCTGAATTTCTCAGATTCCGGCCCATCAATTTTCAACAGGAGACTATCATGCTTGTCGATCCCGTCACTGTAGCCGCTTCGTCCCCCACTCCCGAACTGAAAATGTCTGTGACACGTTCAGACGGGTATGGGAGCGAACGGGTCGATACTAATGGCGCTGGTTACAGCGTCATTACCCAGCATCAGAAGTCGGGCAAAGGAACCCGACACTATCTTCAACTCGTGAAGACAGTTGATGCAATCGATCCGTACTCCGGCTTGACGCGGAAGCAGGTCGCTTCCGTGTCATTCACTATCAACCGGCCTTTGTTCGGCTTCACCGACGCAGATATTGTCGCGTTGGCGAAGGCGCTCACTGACTATCGGGATGATAGCGAAGTGACAACGGCACGACTCATTCAGTTCCAATCGTAACTACCCAGATCAGTCTAATGAAATGGGCAGCTATTATTCGGACCTTGTGGTCGGGATTCTCCTCCGTTTTGCGCTTGTTGGAGCGATCGCGTTTCTTGCGCTCTCGCTCGCGGCTTGCTCAATCCGCGGAGAAGGATCAGTTCCCAAAATCTGGGAACCAGCCGTAAAAGCTCCAATTTCGGAGCCTGGATCGCCTGCTGGTATTGGTAATCAGACACCTCATGGAGGATCCGATGAAAAGACCAACAGCGCTCCTAGCAAGTCTGCTATTAGATTTTAGCAGACTTGATCCACATGTGAAAGGCCTCAATCGTGATATCCAGACGATTGAGAGAAGGTTTAAACACGAGGGTTATGGTTTCCTAACCATAGCTCTTCCAGCCCTTGGGGCAGCCCTTGATAAAGGTCTGTCTACAGGCTGTTTCAGCTGCCCTACACACTTTCGAAGGTGTATAGGTTCAGCGCTCCCGAGATTTCTCTCAGGTTTGCTGTCTGAAGTGTTTGAACCCATATCAGGTCTTGTTAAAGAAGACGCGTCTGTTTCAGCAATAGTCTCGTTGAGACAGCTATCGTACTTCTTTAAGAAGGTTCGGTTGGAAGATGAGGACAGTGATAAGCTGCACTCAAAAGCCGTGACCGAATTCTTCCGTTGTGATGAAATGATCGATCAGAATATACTATCTGATCGGGATTCTCATTTACATCGCGTAGTATGTAGAATGTTGTTACCGCATCTTAATTTTGAGGCGGTACCACTCGGATATAAGAGTGAAACAATCTGCAAACACGGACCTGGTGCTGTGATGGAAGGATATAGCCCTAACCAGAAGTGGAAAGGTGTGACCGAGGCGATCCTCACGGATGGCTTTGACACGATCGATTATCAGTATGACTTGTTCAGAAGTTCGCACTCAGATTCCTTATCAGAATCTGGGCGCTTGAACAGGTCACATGATAACGATGCTATACCCCTTGGGGTACTTCCTTTTACAGTGGCTTCTGGTGGCATTGCTAAACTTATCTCCGTCGCTAAGAATTCTACTTCGCGACGAACGATAACCATTGAGCCTCTAATGAACCAGTTTGTTCAACAGAGTCTCAATAGGATGCTTCGCTATTCAATAGAGAAGTGTCCTATTCTGAGTGGTTGTTTAGCTTTAACCGACCAAAGTCAGAATCAGAAACTGGCTTTGGAAGGATCCATAACCCGACGTTGGTCTACACTGGACCTAAAGTCCGCGAGTGATCTGCTATCCTGTCGGATAGTAGAAAACACGTTCTCTCATAAGCCTCTATTTCTTGAGGCAATGATGGGGTGTAGATCTTCTTATGTAAGCGAGGGGGGTAACCCTCCCGTTAAGATAAGAAAATACGCCGGAATGGGTAATGCTACTACGTTTCCTGTTCAGTCTGTTGTCTTTGCTACATTAGCAATTACAGCAATTCTGTCAAATGGGTATAAGAAACCCACTTTCAGGGACGTAAAGCATGCCGCCAGACATGTTCGAGTATTCGGTGATGATATCATCGTCGATACTCGACATGTACATGTGGTAGTTGATTGGCTTACTAACGCTGGCTTAATCGTCAACGTTAATAAGAGCTTCTTTGATGGATATTTCAAAGAGAGCTGCGGTGTTGATGCGTATAAAGGTGTCGATGTGACACCTATATATTGCAGACACCGTCCGGAAGATTCTTCTACTGAAGCTGGTGCTATAGCCGGTCTTGTAGCTCTCTCGAACAATGCTTGGACGAGAGGACTCTACAAGATGAGCGATACTATTCTTCGTGAAGTTGAAGAGCGATTAGGATATGCTCTTCCGCTTGTGTCGAAAGATAGTAGTGCACTAGGCTGGACTTCCAGAATTGATGCTATGAGTGCCGATTCTTGGTGCTCAAAGCTTCAAAGCCTTACTCTTAAGGCTCGAGTCCTTTCTCAAGTTCATAAGAAAGATAAGCTCGATGGAGTTCCGGCATTGCTCAAGTTCTTCCATGTCCCCCTTATAGGGAGACCTCTAGAACACTTGATCAAGTCTTCAGTGAGATTCAAACTTAGAATCTCTAAGAAGAGGGTGCTGACAAAAGTCAGTTAAATCTTAAATTCACGATGAATTTAAGTCAGAGACGGCAAACAACTTAAACCGTTGTTTTGACCTTCACGC